CCGAAAAGGTGGAGTTGGCTTCTATAAAAGAACTAAAGGATTTTATATCCGATGCAGAAAGAGTGTTATACCGTCAACAAGATGGTATGAAGTGGGCTGACCGAGCAAGACAAGAACTAAAAGAAGTTCTTAAAACTGTTTCGGATGCTGAAGGTATCATTAGGGGTGCTAATAGACAAGCAAGAGAATTAGCGAGAAAGGCTGATAAATTATTTCCAGAGATGCAAAAAGCAGCCAAAGAACTTGGAATTAATATAAAAAACATTGATGGATACTCACAAGCAAAACAAATGTTGAAAGAGTTGGATTTAATGGATGAAAAAACAACTGCTGAAAGAGATTATTTAAGTAAATTCTTATAAACAAGATATGAAATCACAAGAAACATTGTCTAAAATTATGGAACTCCTTAACCTACAGGATGAGGTTAAGTTGGAGTCTATGAAACTTGAGAACGGCACTACTATTGAAGCCGAAGCATTTGAAGCCAACCAAGAGGTTTTTATCGTAACTGAAGAAGATGAAAAGATTGCTCTACCTATAGGTGAGTACACTATGGAAGATGGTATGATCTTGGTCGTTGCTGAAGAAGGTATTATCGCTGAGGTTAAAGAAGCCGCAGCAGAAGAAGAAGCACCTGCTGAAGAACCTGCTCAAGAAGAAGCAAGTGAAGAGGTAGAGGCTGCTGAAGAAGAAGAAAAAGAAGAAGATATGGGTTACGCTACTAAACAAGAATTGGCTGCCGCTATGGATGAACTCAAAGGTATGATTGACGAAATCAAAGAAATGATGTATCCTAAAGAGGAAGAAAAGATGAGCGAAGAGGTTGCTGAAGAGCCACAAGCAGAACTATCTACTGAAGAGGTCGTTGAGGAAGTTAAGGAAGAAGAAGTAGAGATGTCTACTGACGAACCTGCTACTAAACCTATCAAGCACTCTCCAGAGACTAAGACTGCTGATATGCACAAGTTCTCTAAAGGCGCAAGAAAAGACACCTTGTCAAGAATTTTTGACAAGTTGAATTAATAACAATCAATAATTAAATAAACAAAAAATGGCAACAAGTATTACAACTACTTATGCAGGAGAATTTGCAGGGAAGTACATCTCTGCTGCACTCCTTTCTGCCGACACCATTGAAGGTGGCGGTATTACTGTGAAGCCAAATGTCAAGTATAAAGAAGTAATGAAAACTCTTTCTACTAATGCTTTGGTAAAAGATGCTGCGTGTGATTTCTCTGACCAATCAACTGTGACTTTGGCAGAGCGTGTATTAACACCAGAGGAGTTCCAAGTAAACTTGGAATTATGTAAGAAAGACTTCCACAACGATTGGGAAGCGATTCAAATGGGTTACTCAGCTTTTGATAGCCTTCCTCCATCATTCGCTGATTTCCTAATCGGTCACATCGCTGCTAAAGTAGCGCAGAAAAACGAAGAAAACATTTGGCAAGGTGTTACAAGTAACGCAGGTGAGTTTGACGGATTTACTGTTCTATTGGCTGCTGATAGCGATGTAATTGATGTAACAGGTACTACGGTAACTGCTGCAAATGTAATTGACGAGTTGGGTAAAGTAGTAGATGCTATCCCTACCGCAGTTTACGGAAAAGAAGACTTGTACATCTATGTATCAGGTCACATTGCTCGTTCTTACATTCGTGCATTGGGTGGCTTCGGTTCATCAGGTTTGGGTGCTAATGGTGTGAACAACGCAGGTACTACTTGGTACAATGGTGGTGATCTTGCTTTTGATGGCGTTAAATTGTTCGTATGTTCGGGTATGCCAGACAACGATATGGTAGCGGCTCAAAAGTCAAACTTGTTCTTCGGTACAGGTTTGTTGGCTGACCACAACGAGGTTAAGTTGATTGATATGGCTGACCTTGATGGTTCACAAAATGTTCGTGTAGTAATGCGTTTTACCGCAGGTGTACAACACGGAATTGGTGCTGACATCGTTTACTACACCTAATAGGTAGTATAGTTTAGTTAATAACGAAGGGTAGGTGGGTCAAATCTGCCTACCCTTTTTTAATAAAAGAATAATATGGCTTGTGATTTAACAAAAGGTCGTGCATTAC